TTTTACCGAACCTAATCTTGGTGGAACGTTCCACTGTCGGCAAGTTCTTGACCATTTAATATAGAATGTCATTTTAATTTGCGTACAAGAGACCAGCCATACCGTTCTCGATACGGAGGATGTTATAATTGACCGCATAGATAGGGTCGTTGATAGGTAAGTCTTCGCTCATGATCTTGGCTGAAGAGAGACGACTGAAATTGAGAGTCCCTGTGGGTTGAAGGGAACTCGTTGATAAACAGAAGCAGTACAAGAAGAAATCGGGAGAAGTTACAAAGTTTGTGTGGTAATAATTCATGACATCAATGTAATGTGGTTTCCCCCATTTATAGTTACTGACGTCCAAACCATTAATGTTGAGTTTGACTTTATTAGATGTGGAGGTGAGTGCCCCATCTGTAGTCGTATCTGAAGATGCGAGATACTTGACAGGATGGTTAAATGTCAAGTCTTGTATGATCGTACCAGAAGCGATATTTTTCTGAACCTGTGTGATCAGGAGGTCATGCTTACGGGAAGCGATGTTCCCACGCTCTTCGTTATCGAGGTAATAATAGTTGGCGTAGCACTCGATGTTATAATCGGACGCCGCAGTGGCCCAATGAATACGAATTTCAACGTTGTGGTAATTGAGTGCCACGAGAGGGATGGCACATTGGGGTCCTTCACAAAAGAAGAACCGAAGAGGGTAAAAATACGATCGAGCGCTCACACCTGGATGTGTTCCGTTCGCACTCTTGGAAACATTCTGGGCGAACGTATCGATGGCAATCTTTTCCGTGAAGATCGAATCTTGGGAATCAATCAGAGACCCCCCGATATAGAGTTCCACTTTATCGATGATCGTGTCCCATCGCTGAATGTCGAGGGCTTGGGCGGTATCGTCGATCGTGAAATAGACATAACCGAGAAGGTCTCCAGATCGTTCGAATTGAACGCTGGACATAGAATTGTTTTTCACTGCTCCATGGATAGTTTGTTTTTCGATGGACTGTGAAAAATTAGCATGTCGCTTGAATGTTGAACTAAAGAAAGATATTTCAGGATTGCCTATGATGTATTCATCCTGGGCACCGATAGCGATCAATTGAACAATACCAGCGGACATGGTATACTACTTTAACGGGAGAAAATTACAAATTAGGTTTTCTACACACGAAACGAATTACGAGAAAGTTTTTATCACTGGCACCTGTGCGAGCGATCGTGGTACCATCTTGGTTACGAATAGTGACATTGAAACGATCGACTCGACGAATCGGATCTATGTATTGTGTCGCAACTGGATATTCATCCTTGAAGGTTACAAAATTGTCTTCAGACTTTACGAGACTCGCAAACGAACCGCGAAGAATACTGAGCGGAGCCTGTCCATCATACACATTGGAGGTGCGATCACTGAAAATGGAGTCCAGCTGTTCGATTGATACATAACAATGTTCGGTGGCGACTGTCGTGTTAATACGAGCAGTGAGAAGTTTCGCTTGAACAACATTCTTCAGTGGCTGACTCAGAAAACATGTGAATGTATTAGCACTGTCTTGTCCAATAGTATCAATTGTGATGGTGTGATACTCATAATTGAGGTCAGGAATCGATTCCGTCGGCGAAGTGATGAGAGCCATTTATAGTTAGCTTAGATTAAAGATCCACCGATCCCATCCGCGATTTCATAGTTTGCGAGATCGGACACAAACTTTTGAGCGCCACATAAGCCACCTGGGGTCAGGGACTTGGTGTAAGGGCTTCCACCCTTGCGACCCGGGGTACATTCGACCTTGTGTTCCAGGTCGAAGATGGAGCCTTCGCGAATGGGGGTCACTTTGATTGGCCTGGGCTGGTACTTACTGGTGTCACGGGTCATGGTGAGTACGACGATGATGAACATCAAGACACCGATGGACATGAGTGCATTGCGGTTCGTCTTGTTGAGGTTGAACATTTACTATAGGGTTATATTTTTTTAAAGTGCGTTAAAGGTAATTTTTTAGTTTCCATATAGAGAGTAGATGGACGAGGAAATCGTACTCGACCGCGGAACGACGAATGTTATGAAATTGGACGCCGATGAGCAGGCACTCATGGATGAGATTCAAATTTCGGTACCTCGCCACAAACCTGTGCCACGACCTACAGCATATAATGCCCCGCCCCAGCGACAACAGCATCAGGAAGCTATGGATGCGTTCGTAAATCCCAATAAACAGTCAGCTCCTCAGCAGCCCACGCAAGATGAAGAGATTGATTACGGTGAGGATGAGCCCGCATTTTATGATGATGAGCCCATGGGTCCCGGATCCCAGGAAGAACAACCTTCCAAGGGATATACGTCAGTGGATGAGGAAAAGTCCGATCTTCTCAACAAGTTAGCTCGTCTGGAGAAGAAGGGTTTTGCGGTTAATAAGAGACTGACCGCATACTCGAACGTGGATGAACTTAGGGCAGAGGTCAAGCGAATCACCTATAGCATTGATGTAGAACAATCGATCCGGTTCTCTCGACGAATGCTCGTCGCGTGTGTGACCGGTCTGGAATTTCTCAATAAGAGGTACAACCCTTTCGAGATTCAACTCGAGGGTTGGTCTGAGTCTATCATGGAAAATACGGATGATTACGATGGTGTTTTTGAGGAACTGTACGTGAAGTATCGATCGAAGGTCAATGTCGCCCCAGAAATCAAACTGATCATGATGTTGGGTGGTTCGGCGATGATGTTCCACTTGACCAACAGTATGTTCAAGTCTGTCATGCCCAACATGAACGATGTGATGAAACAGAATCCAGACTTGGTCAAGAACATGATGGCGGCTGTACAGAATACCACGCGAGCCCCTGGTGGTCCCGCCACTGATGCGCCAGTAGGAGGAACAGGTAATTATGAGATGCAGGGTCCCGGTGTGGATATTTCCAGTCTCATGGGTGGTATTATGATGCCTCCTCCGCCACCGATGAACACGATGATGGGTGGAGGTGTTCATGAGAGTATCGCGGACGATGATGATATGTCGGATATCATGTCCATCTCTGGTGACTCTACCGGGGGTGAGGTCAAGGATGTGAATGTTGGTGCTACTAAACCCAAGCGAACCAGGCGAAAAAAGAAGACGGAAATTAATCTCTAATTACTATATAAATGATAGCGTACTGCCCGCTGGAGGAACTGGATCCTCCTGTTCGGCAGGAGAAGCCTGTCATGAAAGAGGTAGAACCTCTCATTGGGCTTGAAGAAACTGAATTGAATTATGTCATCATGGCGTTCATTGCCGGCGTTGTTTTACTTGCCGTCTCTGATGTCATCAGGGCATAAATGTATATTGTATTTACCGTGGGGTATAGTCCCCCATAGTAAATTTAATAACCGAAAGAGGTTGGTATTTCTTCACTCGAAAAGTCATCCGGACCTCCTGTATTACCCGTGAAGAGCCCCAAGACTCCTCCATTTTTAGAAGTTACGAGTTCTACATATATATCATACGAATATTGACGATCGGCCGATGGATCGAAAGGTGTGATGATGAGCCCCTTTGTTCCCACGGATACAGTTGAGCTCCACGGGTACTCTGTATCCGCACTAAATATATTTTTGGTTCCCACTGCGATGATTTCATCGAGCGCACCTGTTGATTCATTGTGTGTCCCACCTTGAACTTCTAAAACGATCGTACTCATATCACGGACAGAGGCACTATCCAATCGTCTTACCATGGCAATTATCTTCGCATAGAACGCCCCATTTCCAAATCGGAACTGGATATCTTTGGATTTACTATCAAGTCGTATCAACGTTTTTGAATATCTTTTACATGCGACTTCATTCGAACCTGAGATAAAGCCACCACCGACATGAAGTGCTGTGTTCGCGGTCGCCTCACCGAGATCGACAGCGACTTGGTTACCCAGATCGATCTTACCATCGATTGAGAGATCACCCGTGATTTCAAGGTTACTGTTTATGATCATCTCATTCGAATATGGGTCGATATACACGTTACCCGAAACGTCACCGTAAATATTGGAGACACCCCCAATTGTTTTGATTTCTATTATCGCATTACTGGAGGTCGCACTCTCTACGCGAGCGGTTCCATTATAGACATGGAATTGTGTCATGGGTGCGGAGGTTCCCACACCGACATTACTCGTGTGTATCACGTGAAGACCGTCAGCCTCGGCGCCATTGTTCATGCCACCCACGACGATACCATGAATCGACCCAGATTCACTGTATCCTCTCACGTACCCACCATAGTTATTATTTGTGTTCAAACGAATACCGGTTTTCGTGTTGGTTCCAGGACTTTCGAGTTTAAGAACGTCTATGTCTGCTGTCACACCCGAATAGATGTGTACATTCGCAGTCGGTGCGCTTGTTCCAAATCCGATGAGACCCTCGTGTGTGAAACGAGCGTATTCAATGTCATTTTGTTTAAACACAATCGGTGATGTACCTAAACTATCGAATGTGTTGTTGAAACCACCAGACGTGAATATATCCAAGTTACCAAACTTCAGTTTCTGTGTCGAACCAAACTCTAAACCGCCATTCACGAAAAGAGTCGTACCCGCATCAAGCGCCGTTTCTCGGACAGGGTTAGGATCACCCATCATGATTTTACCATCAGTACGTAAGAGCAGTGAACGACTGAGATTTGATCCGTTTTCTATAGCATCTTCAATCAATTCACCTGTTATAGGTGTATTCGTGGAGTATATTTGGAACAAGTGTTCAGCTGCTATGGACCTGATTCGATCGGGACCCGCACCTGAAGTCGAATCTGTCCCTTTAAAGAACAATAATTCGGATATACCGTCATCGGCATCGTATAACCGCTCACGTATAAACGTGTTACCAAATTCGTCATTGAGAACACCACCAAAGGTTAATTGGGTTCCTATGGTTACGTTCCCATTGACTTCGAGTTTATCCCGGGGTGCGTCCGTACCGATTCCCACGTTGCGGTCACTGTCACTTATATACAATGCTATCGCAGTTGGATCTACAACCTGTTCATGATTTTGTGAGATTCTGAAATCGTTATTATTCGCGACACCGACGGACCAACCCGAGCGGTTGGCACCATCACTCAAAATGTAACTGGAAAATGCATTTCCCACGAGTGATTCAGCTTGTGCGGACATGATGGAATCTCCATTATCGTGATTATGTACGAGTAATCCATTTGTTTCTGGGTTACCTATACCGGTACATTTAACTTCCAAATACGCTGTAGGTTGTGTGTGACCGATACCAACACGTCCGTCTGCGCGTAGTGTCAAAACTTCGGTTTCATCTGTGTATCTATCATCTGATAAAAATATATCAAGTTTAGATCTAGATTTACCCGATTCGATGTCATATTTTCCCATTTTAAAAGTCGCACGCACGCCATCACGAATAGATGTACCCTCCCGTGTTAAATGCATTACATTTTTCACATCAAGCGTACTATTACTTATCGCCGTCGTGTTAGAAACGACCAATGGCGTTCCATTGACATCAAAACTATTGTCATATTGGACCGGACCATTAATAATCACCGTACCCCCCGAGGTATGGAGACGACCTTGAGGTGTGGCTGTTCCGATACCCACATTACTCGTTTCGAGAATGGTCATCTTTGGTACCCCCATAGTATCCGTGGTACTCGCGTAAAAGTTGAGACCTTTTCCAGTACCCACACGACTTTCAATCTTTGTTTGAGTTCCACTCACGTCCGAAAACGCTTTCATGTAATTCGTACCAGTACCCATCGTGAATGTGTTACTCCCGACGACACGAATGGTACCACCGACGGTGAGTTTATCTGTGGGTGAAGTATTCGAGATACCGACGTTTCCTTCGGAAGAGATACGCATACGTTCAGTTTGTTTCGTCATGAACTGAATCATTTGGAACTCTGGGTTCGTGCGCGCACCAAAAATATTCAGAAGTGACGTATTGGATGCGACGGGGCCGGATACGATGGTCACAGCATTCGATATTGTATCGGGACCGCCTGTATCCGCATGAATGAGAACGTTCGCGACAGATGTGATACCCGAATCACCTTCGACCTCGATGAAATCCTGAACACGAATAGACTCTGTGATGATTCTGGACGTCACGGTGTTTCCAACTATAGTCAAGGCGTTCGCGCCGTACACGTTTATGAATACTTTGTTACCAATGGAAAGTGTATCAATGGGTGCTGTATTCGCGATACCCGATGGAAGAATACCAGTGGTACGAAGACCATCCGATTGTATGATAGAATTAACTATCACTGGTACGGGTGCGTCAGCGTCCATAGTGATCAATGACCCTACGGTAAGACCCTTCTCACCCACACGAAGACCCTCAAAATATCCATATCCATTCGCACGAAGAAGGTTTGATTCACCTGCTGTATCGTCGATGTATAGATTCGAGCCAACTGCGAGTGTGTGCATAGGTGTTGTATTCGCAATACCCGCATTATTTTGTGTATACAATTCACCGAGTATATGAAGATTTGTCGTCTTGGAAGAATCTAATGTAAAATTCTGATTATCTGGACCACCAAACGTTCTCGCGAGTTTGAACGTGTCATCAACTCGTGTGTATCCAAGGAAAATATTGGAAGCACCCACTTGATCCACCATGAGTACCGCCGTATCGTACGTTCCATTATTCCCTGTTCCCATTTGAATGACCGCATTTGATACCACGAGGTTAGTCACACTTATATAGTCGGGAATTTCGGTGATCGCCAAGTTACCTGTAATTTCGACGTCACCGGTAATTTTAAGAAACCCATTCTGTACGACCACATTACCATTTTTGAATACTGCGATGTTTGAATCTGTCGCGGGATCAACTTCCGAACCCACAATAAGTTGTGTTCCGACAGTTAGATTCGTAGAAAATGTATTCCCGGACACTTTCACTACATTTGAAGCCCCACTCTCCACTAGAAACGCATCATTCGTTGTTTTGATCGTGTTCGTCGCGAAAAGGTTTGTCGATACGACGTTCCCATGTACGACGACAAGATCTTGTCTGCTTGAGTTTATTGAAAAGTCGTCTATGCCAACTTGGAAATCATTAAAGAGTTGGGCACTTGGAACACCAATACCGATTTGACTCGCGGTCGCACGGTTCATTTGTAGGATACTCGTAAACTGCGTGGAACCTGTGGCGAATAAAGAACCTGACATGTTAAGATTTGAGACTGTAATCTCGTCCGCTGTGATCTCACCAGCATCGATACTCGCGACACCCGAGATAACATCCGTCTCTCTTGGTGCGGCATCTAAACTACTGACATAAATCTGTCCGGCTGTGACGAGAATGCCATCCGCTTGCGTCGCCATATACATTAATTACCGAATAAAATTCCAGCTAAACCATCCTTGATCCTGAGTACATTATAGTTTACGGCATACACATATACGTATTCTCGACCGACCGCTTCCACACCTCTCAGTACAATTTTCGCATTATCGAGTCGACTGAAGTTACAGCTTCCGGATGGATTATATTCCGAGGCGTTCATACAAAAATGATACGCGAAATACCTTGTATACGTAGGGGAATGTGTGGGCATATTGAAATATGTTCTACCGTATGTAGATTTGTAATAATTCTGTGCTGTATGGAAATAAACAGGACTCATATTTTCGAGAAGTGGTGTTCCATTTATGTAAATATCCGCATTTACAAACGAAAAACGATCGATTGCTGGATTAACCTGACTGGTACCGAATCCAAAGAAGAGTGACTTCACTGGGTGATTGAAACTTGAAATGTCGAGGGTGTTGTACCCACCGGATTGTGTATTGTTATCGGTTACAGCATTTAATGGGTATTCTACTCGCTGTGTTTGAGTGATGACAAAGTCCAACGAACGTTTCACTAGTGCCTCACGCTCCTCTGTGTCAAGGTAAATGTAGTTGCCATACATGTTCGCCTTCTTTTCGGCCGCTGGAATGATTCCGAGAGTAGTTTGATCGAAAT